GTCATAGATAAGCTGTCCCACGGTCTCTTCAGGGTTTACCTTGAAGAATTCATAAAATGATCGGCTGGAGGAGACCACCCGGAGATCCTGATCCAGAGAAATCAAGGGTTCACGCACAGTATTGATGACGCTCTCGGCAAATTCACTGACTTCATCTGCGGTTATTTTTATGATCTCCAGTTCTTTGCGGGTATTTTCCAGCCCATTTTCTATCTCCCTGCGGGTGGCATCTGTCTGGTTAAGCGAGCGCGCCGTTACCAAAATCCCAATAACCAAAACAATTGTGTACGTCACTGCCATGAGCGAGATGCCAAAGGTCGTATCGTACAACCCGGCTCGCTCCCCCATAAGACCGATCCAGCCCAGTACCACCGGAACGATGAGGGCGATGGGCAGCATGCGGAGGGTCAGAAGACCCGCATTGCCACTGTTATTAATTATCGCCATCAGTCCAATCTCAGATTGTGCGAAAAGCATGGACAGGCACAGGACGGTAAAGGCTGCGCCCGTTTGAACCGGCATAAGCGTGTAGTCTAAAATGCCGAACAGTACCTTCGCACCATAAAAGTGGCCCACCACAGCCAACACAGCGATCACACAGGCGGAGATGATCAGGTACTGGGCAGGGTGACGACCCTGGCGTGTTTCCCGATCCATAAGCAACAGGCCGATACCGACCAGAAGAAAATTCAAGGCGGTATTTGGACCCATCCGGCCGGGGCTAAAGGTGCCAAAGGCGCCCACCGGTTCCTTGAACAAAAGTTGGTCAATCCCAAGATTCCAGCCGAACAGGTATTGGCTGAGTGTAAGCAGACCGATCAAAGCCACTACGACAGCGCAAGCCTGTTTCAGGCTCTGAATGCGCCGGTCAGTCGGGTCAATCAACGCCAGCCTCAGCGACACACCAGCCAGCAAAAACCCGACCGCAGCGTTGGCCTTTACCGAGAATGCGCCCAGTAAAAAGGTCTTCAATGCGGTAATGTCAAAGATCCAACCCAGGAGTACCAGGCAGCCGAAGAGCACGACAGCAAGGCTCCCAGCTCGCGCCAGGGATCTTAATTGCGAATTAAGGCGAACGACAGGATCTATGTTTCTATTGGGTATGGCTGACCTCTTTTAAAGCTCAAATAGCTTGCGGGTCATGTTGACGAAGGTGCGAGCTGCACTCCCTTTTGTGTGTTAATTCTACCATAGGATGGCGCAGGGTTTCGTGTACTCCTGGCCGAGCGGGAACCCCCTCCGCCTTCGGCACCTCCCATCTCAGACCTGACAGGTTTCATCGTGACCCGGATCGATTGTAAGTTCGTGCATCAGATCTCCCATCCCAGACCTGACAGGTTTTCACCGTGACTCGGATCAATCGTAAGTCCGTGCATCCAAGTCTGGCCGGTTGATAGGACTTCCACGGAAACCTGTCAGGTTTTTCTTCGACCTAAAAGGTTTCATCGTGACTTGAATCGTATCTACTTACCATATCAGATTTTGTCACTGCGAGCGCAGCGTGGCAGTCTCCTCTCCGGCAAGGGGATTGCCACCCCAAAAAGCATCGGGGTCTTCGGCGTCGCAGGGAGGACACGATAAGCCAGTGCGTATGTGCTCCTCGCAAAGACAGAAGATAGAGCTTTTTTGCATTGAACAGCAGCGTTCTGCCACTGTGGAATTAATCGCAATTATGGACGTGAGTAGATACCTTGAATCAATCATAAGTCCGTGCATCCAAGTCTAGCCGGTTGATCAAACTTCCACGGAAACCTGTCAGGTTTTCAAGAGGATCAACCGACATACCCCCACAACCCAATTGCCCTCGCGCCTCCCAAAGCCTGGCAGCATAACCACTCCTGCCTCCCCCAAATTCAACGCCTTCTGAATTTGGGGGAGGTGCCCCGAAGGGGCGGAGGGGGTTTACTCCCCACCCCTGGGGGATACTTCCCAATCTACCCCCACATCTGGCACACCCGCGCGGGCGGGTCTATATTACTCCCTTAAAAATCGGAATTGGGTCTTGTAATTTTAGAATATATGTTCTATTATATCCCTGGCAAGAGTCGCCCCCGGAATGCGACTCTTGCCGGTTGTTTTAAGGGGGCGGCTCATGCCAGGACGAAGCGGCCATCGCACAGCATAGCATCCCCTGCGGGGGACAGGCCGCCAAAATGACAAGGAGTTAACATGCCTGAAAAAACTCTGGCCGGGCAGGCTTCCAGCCGGTGCCGGCTGGACCCCAAAGGCTGCAATGACCTGGCCGCCCTCAAAGAGAAGGTGGCCAACCTGGAGGCGGATGTGCTGACCAATACGCGCGAGATCCGCAACCTGATCGAACTGGCCGCCCAGATCAAGCTGCTCATGTCCCTGGCCATCGGCGGGGGAGCCATGTCGCTGCTCAACCTGGTCCTGTTCTTTCTCAACAATATTCACTGACCTTGAAAGGACTTAACATGCCAACCCTTTTAGAACGCCTGCGCTCATTTGCAAACCCCGCCACACCACGCCCCACATTAACCGTAGTGGAAACCGACACCAATTTCTACACCGGCACATCCACCGCCGCCGACCTGTTCCGTGATCGCCTGGACTATGACCGCCTCACTATCCTGGCTGAAGCCTTGCGCGCATGGAGGACCAACCCCATTGCGCGCTGGATCGTGCAGCTCACCAATGTCTTTATCCTGGGCACGGGTATGGAATGGGAGTGTACGAACAAACGTTCCAGTAAATTCCTCAAGGAATTTTGGGAACACCCGCTCAACCAGCTTGCTCTCCAACTTCCCAAGTGGCTCGACGAACAGACCCGGTCCGGAGATCTCTTTCTCCTGTTCTCAGTGGACGCCGCCGGCATGTCCTACGTGCGCGCCGTCCCTTCCGAGCGCATCAAAGAGATCCAATCCAAAGAGAACGATTACCAGCAGGAAACCTTTTTCATCCAGGACGACTTGAACGCATCCCCCTGGCCGGCCTACAACCCCGCCGAACCGCAGACGACTTTCATGCTGCACTTCCCCATCAACCAGCCCGTAGGCTGCCAGTTCGGGGAGAGTGACCTGTCCCCCCTGCTCCCATGGATCGGACGGCTATCCACCATCGTTTCAGACCGCGTCACCCTGAACCATGTGCGCTCGATGATCAGCTTTGTTATGCAAGGCAAGTTCATGGACCCGGCTTCAAAGCAGAAAAGGCAGCGTGAGATCGAGCTCCATCCTCCCAAGCAGGGATCGGTTCTGGTGACGGACGAGACCGAGGTTTGGAGTGTGTTGTCTGCCAAGCTGGATAGTTCGGATGCGAAAGAAGACATCCTGGCCGTCAAGAAGATGATCGCCGTCGGCGTAGGCGTACCCTTGCACTACCTGGCCGAACCCGAAAGCTCCACCCGCACCACAGCCGAAGCCGCCGGCACACCCACTTTCAAGCGCTTCGATGACCGCCAAAGACAATTCAAGCACACCGTCTTGACCATCCTGCAAATTGCCCTGGCTGTTCGCCGGCACACGGACAAGAGCCTGCCGGCCGCACCGGAGATCGTGATCAACGCCGGAGATATTACAGAACGGGATAACAGCCTGCTCTCCCTGGCGGCTGCACGCGTGGAACCTGCCCTCGCTGATCTCTATGACAGAAAGTTGATTGAAGAGCCGGAGTATCTACGGATTTTCTACCGCATGATCGGAGAATTACTGGACGAAGAAAAGATACCCACCTCCGGTTTGCGCAAAGACATCAACAAACCCACCGGCACCGGCCAGATCGCCGATCAGCCCACACCCGAAGACCAGGAACCCCAAGAGGACACACCCGAATGATCCTGTTCTTCCCACCCCATGTTCTTCTTCGTGTCTTTGTGCCTTAGTGGTTAATATATTTTTCCCTCAATAAAGGAGTAACCCATGCCAGAACAATTCCTTTCCCAACCCTATCTTTCCAATGCTTCTCTTCCCCCCATTTTAGGTTTTCAAAATGGGGGGATCGAGGGGGGCAAAGCAGACATGCTCAGCAAGATCGAATCGGGAGAGATCGACCACCTCGACTTTCAGGCCGTGGTTTTCAAAGGTGGCAAGAACAGAAACTTCTATCGCTTCCCCGATGCGGAAATGTCCTCTTTCGCCGCCACATACGAAGGCCGTCCCTTCCTGCGCAACCATGACGAGTATGACATTGACGCCAGGGATGGCACGATCCTGCGCTCGTTTTACCTGATGGGTGAATTATGCCAGGACATTCGCCTCACTACACGCAAAGGCATGATCTCCCTGCTCGAAGGCCAGATCGACCGCTTTTCCATCGGCTGGTTCTTCGACAAGGTTACCTGCTCCGTCTGCACCCAGGACTTCCGCACCTGCCACCACTGGCCAGGACGTGAATACACCGTGTCACATGACAACGTGCAAACAAATGTTCTATGTGAAGTCATCTTCTCAGGTCTCTCCGGCAAGGAAACATCCGCCGTTAATGTCCCCGCCGTTGAAGGCACATCCATCCTGGCCAACCTCAAGGCCAATACCGTAGGGGCTGGGTCTCCCAGCCCAACAACGTCCCGGCGTACTTCCGGGAAGGAGAAAGAATCAATGACCGCACCAATCTTAAGCACCACACCGCAAGACCCGCCAGCCGACAATATGCCGGCACAGACCACAGAGGGAGCGAAGTTACTCGCGCAACAATGTGGTTTCGTTCTGACCGCCGCCCTCAATGCCTCCAACCTGCCCGAACTCACCCGGGCACGCATCAAGCGCCAATTCGACGGCCAGGTCTTCCAGCTTGCCACTCTCGACGCCGAGATCGAAGCCGCGCGCACAGAGGTAGCCAGCCTTTCTGCAGCCAGCCTGGTACAGGGACCAGCGCGCATATCTGGCATGGCCGCCAGCGCAGATCAGGTCTCCGCCGCAGTGGATGATCTGCTTGGCGCACCCCGCTCAGCCGGCCAGGAGAACCTCAAGCCCGCCCGCTTGTCCGGCATCCGTGAGCTCTACCTGCTCACCACTGGAGATTATGAACTCCACGGCGGATTTTATCCGGAGCGGGCATCTCTGGCCACCACCTCAGACTTCTCCGGCCTGGTCAAGAACGCTCTCAACAAGGTGGTTGCCCGCCAGTGGGAAGCCCTGGGACGTGCCGGTTATGACTGGTGGCAGTCCATCGTCAAGGTCGAGCACTTCGAGAGCCTGAACGACATCACCGGTATTCTTACCGGCACAGTCGGGGCATTATCCACCGTCGCAGAACAGGGCGAGTACACCGAACTGCCCATCGGTGACAGCCCCGAGACCGCTTCCTTCACCAAGTACGGCAATTACATCCCGCTCACATTGGAGTTGATTGACCGTGACGAGACCCGCAAGCTCAAGCAGTACCCCATCGAGCTTGCCAACGCAGGCATCCGAAACATCTCAAAGCTGATTGCAGCCGTGTTCACCGACAATGCGGCCATTGGGCCGACTATGGCAGACACCGGCGCTTTGTTCAATACCACCGCAGTCACCACCCTCGGCGGGCACAAGAACCTGCTCACCACCGCTCTGACAGCCGCCGAATGGGATGTGGTTGCAGCCGCCATGTACAACCAGCCCATGCTCATCAAACAGGCCGCCGGGTACTATGGCACAGGTTCGAAGATGGCAGTCGAGCCCCGTTTCTGTCTGGTACCGCGCGCTCTCCGCAAGGCCGCCTTCGATGCCTTCCTGAACGCCTGGGATGTGACCGACAACAAGCACAGCGAGAATCTGCTCAAGGGCAATGTGGTGCCGTTGGTTGTGCCCGAATGGACAGACGCCACCGATTGGGCGGCAGTCGCAGATCCCGCCATCGTGCCAGGCATCGTACTGGGCGAACGCTTTGGCATCAAGCCGGAGATCTTCATCGCCAACCGTGAGACCGACCCCGCCGTGTTCATGAATGACGAACACCGCCTCAAGGTTCGCCACTTCCTGGCCGTCCTGGTCCAGGACTTCCGACCGTTGCATAAGAGCAACGTCTAATCGTAGGGGCAGGGTTTCCCTGCCCATCTTTCCTTCGTACCTACGTCCCGGCCTCTTTTTCCGGGATTGTGGTTACAAATTCTTTCAACAGGAGAATAGATCATGATCCATAACACGCACGTTTCCCAATTCATCCCACCCACCGCTTTTCATCCGGTCACCGGCACATTCACCTGGGTAGCCGGCGCAGTGGCCGGAACCATCGCCATGAACCGCGCCGCCGCCAATGAGACTTCGGTCATCAACATCCCCATCCTCATCCCCTCCAATTCGATTGCCCTGCAAGGCGCAAAACTGGTCAGCATCGAAATCGATTATGAGTTCTTCACCGCAGAACCGACCTCCTTAACCCCAGTCATCAACAAGGTCACGCGCGGCGTAGACACCGCAGTCGCAGTCGTGGCCGCCCAGGCCTTCTCCCAATCCCCCACCGCCGCCAACAGCAAGACCGTTGATCAACACCGCCTGACTTTGACCCTGACCACACCCATCTGGGTTGACAATGATGAGTACGTCCTGGTCGAACTCTCACTGGTTGCCGGCGCAGGTGGCAACACCGCCAAGTTCCTCGGCGCAGTGGCAAACTTCACCCTTCGAGTTTAAAGGCTAAACCTCCTGGCCTTTATTCCAGGCGGGAGGGACGCTCACCCTCCCGCCTTCCCCCCAAAGGTTCTTCTTAGTGTCTTCGTGCCTTTGTGGTTACAAATTCTTTCAACAAGGAGATCACCCATGAAAGACCGCGCACGCATGATCATCGCTTTACTGGCAGGCATCCTCTTCATCGTCCTGAACGCCATCTTCCCAGACCTGCCCTTCACCGAAAACCAGACCATTGTATTTGTCGGGTTGATCGGTGCTTACATTCTTGGCGAAGGTCTGGAAGGCCAAAGACTTGCAGATAATTTCAGGTTAGTCCTGCGCTCAAATAAATTCCATGCGCTGGTGGCAGGGCTGTTAATAGTGACTGTACGATCATTTCTGCCAAACTTTCCCCTGTCAGAAGCACAACTTGCCGAACTTGTTTCCATCCTGGCCGTTCTCATCGTGGGTGCAGGAGTGCAGGGAGCTATAGATAATGCCGGCCAACCAAAGGGTTAAAGGGATTGTTACAAACCATCCCTATTTATCCCGCCCCGCCAACCGTAAGCCGATCAACTGCAACCAGGACCATGAATCCATTGCCAAGGACATCGCTCTCAAATATGGTGGTGACGTGCTGATTTGGGAATACGATCCACAATCCAATTCCCTGTTCGTCATGTTCACCAATCACCGTAAGTTTAGATTGTTTTTTTCGCAGATCCCCGAAAGGGGAGAGGAGATTTCAAATGACTAAGAGAAAAGATAATTCACAGGTAGGGGCGGGGTTACCCCGCCCGGCAACGTCCCGGCGTACTTCCATTCCATCCCTCAATTCAAAATTCGAGGCCGTTGTCAAGGATTATGAACACCAATTCAAAGGCGAAGTCCTGCGTTGGCGGCTGAATAAAGGTGAAAACGAGTTGATCATTTTATTCGTGGATGGCCGCAAGTTCCATTTCCTGCTGCCCGTTGCCTGGATAAAGGCATAAACCCATGTCCGCCCGAGTAGTGGCGGATCATTGACCCGCCCAGACTTAAGGAAGATGTAATATGTTTGACGGTCAAAACTGGTACTCCATGAAAGATGGAAACGCCACAGCAAGGAACTTTTTTGATAAACATTATTCACGCCATTTTTATCAGGATGGCCGCAGACCAAAATTGTTTGTTGGTCCTGGCGAGAAAATGGTGCTAATGACTTCTGATTTTAAGGCTCTTTTCATTTGGAGAAAATTCATTAGCAAGAATGGGCAAAAAGGAATAAACTGTGCCGTCTTCCGAAATGAAAGTTATATGCTTTCAAGTACATTGATTTTGGAAGCTGAAAAGCTGGCATGGGATAAATGGCCGATGGAACGTTTATATACCTACGTGAATCCAAGAAAAATAACTTCCACAAATCCGGGCTATTGTTTCCTAAAAGCTGGCTGGCGTAAATGCGGAATAACGAAGGCCAAAAAATTAATAATACTAGAGAAAGAATTTGAATAAATGAATATTCCAATTAAGACGCTATTGAAGTTCTTCCCCAAAAGTTCTTTCTTTGTGTCTTGGTGTCTTGGTGGTAAATTTTTTTCGTCCATCGTATATCGTCAACCGACTAACAGGAGGTTCCCATGTCTGCAATCGCCGCATATAGAACAAAAATTCTCGCCCTGCTGGATGACCCTACCATACAGCGCTTCACCAGCGCGCAGATCGATGCTGCCCTGGTCTACGCAGTCGAAGAATATTCCCGCTGCAAACCCCTCGTCCGCTCTTACTCACTGGACAGCACCGGAGCACAGCGCATCACGTTACCGGCTGACTTTTCTTCCTTCTCAATTGTCAGGGTTGAATGGGTCAGGGATGACTTCCACACCGATGAAGTCCCGTTCTATACCTACATGCAGGACGAGCAATGGATCCTCGAAACTTGTAATGTGACAATTCCCCTGGGTGAAGTTCTAGCGCTCACCTATTACTGCATGCACACCATCGATGGACTTGCATCGGCAGCCGGTACGACCATACCGGACACAGACGAAGACCTGGTAGTGTTGGGGGCAGCCGGTGAAGCCGCGCGCTCAAGAGCCATCTCCAAAACCGAGAGCAACAACCTCAACCCTGCTGAAGCTGAGCAGCTCACCGCCTTTGCACTCAGCATGTTGCACAAGTTCGAGCGCTCCCTCGGCAGGTATGAGACCGGCTACCAGACCGCCAGTTGGAACGACACCAGCATTGACAAGGCCTATTAGATTATCCTGGATAAATTTGATGGTGGGACAAAATAGCGCAGATCCAGCTGGTGATATCGAACCTTTTAGCCCATAAATGGGGCAGAAAAGGAAATCCGAAGATCCTTTTTTGCCCCAAGTGGGACGATTTATTAACAAGGTGAAACATGATCTCAGTAGGGGCGGGGTTTCCCCGCCCTGATTTATTGGGCAATTATATTCTTGACAAACCCAATTTTGTCCTTCTTTGTGCCTTTGTGTCCTGGTGGTTAAATCTTTCCCGTCCTGTTTTATTGTTCCTCGTTGTTTTCTCATTTTGTCCTTCTTCGTGTCTTTGTGGTTAAATCTTTCTTGTTGAAACGGAGTTCCCATGATCTCAGTTAACGCCAACCTCTTAGCCGCCTCCGAAAAAGGCACCGGCATACCCATCTTCACCATCGAACTATTCCACTATCTCCCAGGTGGATGGATCAGCTCAGGCAGCTTCGATGTGATCCAGGCCAAACTTACCCGCCTCAAGTACACCATCCGCGTGCATGAAAACTTGGTGGGAGATCCTTACATTCTGACCACCGCAGGCGCACCCTACGCCATCACGGTCAGGCGTGGCTTGAACGTGGCTGGAACAGACTATACCTACACATCCAGGAAGTATTTTGTTTCGGTCGCTTCCTACCTGGCCAACGAAGGCTACACCGAATTGATAGCGGACTTGCTGCCAGCCATTGCCATCAGGGGCATCGCCGCAGACGTGGCCGCCGCCACGGTCATTGACAATGCTCTCACTTCGGTTCTGGTCACGGATTATGCCCAGGACAACACACGCGATTGTTGGTACACCTGGCAGTTCTATCCCACCACCAAGACCCTCGACCTGTTCGACGCGCGCAGTCTCTCGCCTCTGTTGGCAACCAAATACTTTGCCTACCTGTTCCCCAGGTCAACCGGATTGTATGTCTACAATGTCCCTTCCAACTTCGAGAACGGGGAAGATGGCGCCTACATCCCCTTTTCCCATGCCCGCGTCAAGTCTGTGGTTGCATCCGACAAGTATCTTAACCTTTCCTGGGTGAGTGAGACCGGCAAGAATTACATGACGCGTGCCGCCGAATATGCCTATCATTATCTGGGCTTTATTGCAGACGCAGTTAATCCCATCACGGTAGGGAACTTCACAGAATGGGGACAGGTCTCCCCCCGCCACACCTACGAGATCCACCAGAGACCCGACTTCCGATTGGAGCAAGGCGATCTGCTTACCCTGTCATTGGATGATTATGGTCATGTGCGCTGCATTGAACTGACGGAGATTTACAAGACCGGCAAAAATCCGGAATGGACGCAGATCATCACGCAGCTACCCCATCACCCACAAGCCGGTTCAGCCAGGATAGGCGATTTCCCCGACAATCCGGAACCCAAACCCACCGCCTCAAACGTACTGCTCGCCACCGGCAACTTCACCCAATTGCTCAGTCCCGCAGATTCGGATGTTCAAGCCGCCATGGACACGATTGACAATCTGGCCTACTTCCTCAAGATGGCCAATGGTGGCATCATAGGACAGACCGCCGGACCGCAGATCAAATTCGATGACACCCAAAATGAACTTGAGATTTCAAATGCAAACGTCGGCATCGGCACACCTTCACCAGACACTTTACTGCACTTACTCTCGGCAGTCTCAGCCGAACCTACCATCAAACTTGAGAACACCAATGCGGATAATAATGCCCCAAGTCTATATTTCTATAAGAATTCAGCCAGCCCATTGAATGCAGACTATATCGGTTTTCTCTCTTTTTACGGCAAGGATGATGCAGGTACTATACTCCGTCATGCTTTGATCAGTGTTCAAATGGCGGACGCTTCCGCCGGTGCAACGGTTACAAGACTGACGATCAAGGGCATGGTCAGTGGGGTGGACACAGCCGCTTTTACGATTGTAAATGGCAAGGTCGGCATCAACACAACAGCACCCGCCGCCCAACTCGCCATCAATGGCGGCCTGCACGTGGGCGGAGACAGTGACCCAGGCGACAATAATCTCCTGGTGGATGGGACTTTACAAACTACCGGGGACATTCTCATCGATGTAACTGCCAATGCCGTCTTTCGCTTCCTGATTTCCAGTGTGGAACAGGGAGCATTTTACTGTCTGACCACAGATGATAATTTCAACATCCGCGCCACCAAAGCCACAGGCAAATTGACTTTCAGGACCGGCGGAAGTACGGTCAGGATGACCATCGATGCAGCCGGTAAAGTAGGAATTGCAGACGCCGCTCCTGCAGAAATGTTGGATGTGACCGGCAATGCCAATGTGACCGGTGTCTACAAGGTGGATGATGTGCAGGTGGTCGGCAACCAGGGAGCAGCAGTCGCCAACGCCACGGATGCAGCTTCCGTCATCGCCCGCCTGAATGATCTCCTGGCTCGTCTTCGCACGCATGGGTTGATCGCTACCTAAGCACTGACCAGCCCTGACGCGGGTTCGTAACCCTCACAGCCCGTCCCTTTGCCCCCCTCCTCAAACGTGGGGCACGGGGCGGGCTTGTGTTTCGGGACTTGGCGCGGCTCAGGCCAAGGGCACGGGCGGGTTTTGAAGGTGCTTAACTCGCTCCCCTGCGACCTCCCGCCAAAAGCATGCGGGATCTGCGACCGCCAAAAGCATGCGGGACCTAAGGCGGGCATCCTGCTTACTAAACCCCGCCACAACCTGCGGGACAATGCTATAATCCCGTATGTCTCAGACGGGATAATCCCGTATGTTCCTGACGGGATAATCCCGTCAGGTTTTGACAGAATAAGGTTGATGGTTGCCCGCATTACGGGCAGCAGAGGGAGTGCATGAGATGAGAAGTGGAGATCACAGCGGCATGAAGGCCATTCTTTTATTCCTGGTTGGGGTTCTGATACTCTTTTCGATCGGATACTACATCAATAAGGGTGTATGCGATGCCAAGACAAGCGACATTGGCTTCGCCCACCGCTTCTCGATCATGGGGAATTGTCAAATTGAGATCACACCCGGGCAT